ACGTGGGTATCAACTAACGTTACAGGTTCAACTACTGCATCAGTAACTCAAATAGCAAGTGGTATAAATGTATTAAATTTATTATCACCTGGCTTTATTACCAGTGATACAGCTTATTATACTGTTTAAATCAAAAATAACGGAGTATCTATTCCATCAGCATCAATTAGATTTGACGTTGTTGATGAATGTAAGTATACTCCTGTAGTAATCAAGTTCAAAAACCAATTTGGACAATTTGATTATATAACATTCCCTAAAGCACATTATGAAGACTTTAATGTTAGTGAGAATACATACCAACCACAACTTGGTACTTGGGAAAGTACAGCTTTAAATATAGCTAATTATTCTACTTTAAGAAAAAGATATTACGTTGATACCGAAGAGAATTTAGAAGTAAATACTGATTTTATTCCTGAATCATATAACGAGTGGATGAAACAATTACTTGTTAGTGATGAAGTTTATTGGGTACCAAACAATAATACAATAATTCCTTTGATTATCAAAACAAAGAGTATTAGATTCAAGACACAAGTAAATGATAAGCTTATTAACTACACTATTGGATTTACATTAGGTAGAAGCTACAAATTAATATTATAATGTTAGTATCCCAGTATAAACTAGTTGCAAATTATATCCCATATTCTGGAAGTATTATTTTAGATACTTTCAAAGATGAGGATTTGCTTATATCAAATAATCTAACTGAGGTAACTGAGGTGGATCAAATTCCATACTCATTATCTCGTACTTTCCAATTACCAGGTACAAATAAAAATAATACGTTTTTTCAACACGCGTATGACATCTCAATTGATGAACCTTATTTGTTTAGCACTAATGCTAAAGTACCTTGTTACATTGATTATGATGGTTTAGCTATATTAGATGGTTATTTACAATTAAATAAAATTGTAATGATAAACCAAGAAATAGTTGACTATTGGGAGGTAACTATATTTGGTACATTAAATAAATTTGCTAGAGATTTAAATCTAGCTTATTTAGAAGATTTATCTTCATTATCTCAATTTAATCATACCTCCTCTTTTGGAAATATTAAAGCATCTTGGAATTATAATTTATTCAGTGGTTCAATAGTTTATCCATTTGCTGATTATGGTCAGCGTTTATCATACACTCCAGAAGAAAATTTCTTTGGTATTGATAGTGATGAAGGTGCTATGGCAGTTCAAGATTGGAAACCATCAATTAGAGTAAAAGAGGTATTTGATGCTATATTTGATTATGCAGGATACACTTACACATCTAACTTCTTTACCCAAAGTTGGTTAGATAATGTTTATATGGTGTTAAATAAAGGATTAAAATATCCTGATTATATAAGTGGCAGCTTAGAAACATTTGGTCAATTCAAAATAGCTGCTTTAAGCGGAAGTGGATTATCAAATGTAACAATGAGTGCTGGTGTGGATCTTGTTTTGCCTTGGTATAACATTCAATCCAACCCATCAGGTGCTATCTCACCTAGTTTGTATTATACAATGTCAGCATCACCAAATGCTGCAGCATCACGTTTAAGAGGTAATCTTAAATTATATTTTGAAGTTAAAAGTACAGGTGCTGGAAATGGTATTCCACAATTTAGTCTTGTATATGGTGCTGGTACAACTACATTAGTTAACATTAACAATTATTTGTTAGATGTTCAAACATACAATTCACAATCTACTAAAACAGAAAAATTTACATTAGAAACTGAATTTAATACAGCACAAATTACTACTGGTAGTACATTTCAATTTGGGCTAAGATATAGTAATTCAGGAGGTTCAAACTTCCAAGTTATACTTGATCCTGATGATGATCCTAAATCAACACTTGAAATTACTAAAGTAATGCAAGCAGCAGATGGTAGGATTTTTAATGTGCCTTATAATATGCCAAGAGGTACAGATGGAATTAAATTAATTGATTTCATTAAAGGTATCCAACGTAAATTCAACTTAGTAATTTATCCTGATAAAACGAATCTAAATAATTTTATAATTGAAGAATTTAATGATTGGTATAAACAAGGTGAAATACTAAATATAAATGAATATGTTGATTTAAATCAGGGATTAGAAGTAATTCCTGCTAATAGTTTAGCTGTTAATAAATTAACATTTGGTGATAAACAAGATTCAGATTACATATCAGGACAATTTAAATCTAAAAACAATAGAGATTATGGTAGATCGTTTTATACAGATACTACCAATGACTTTTCATCAGGTGAATATAATGTTATTTCAACATTTGCCTCTGCTCCCATTTCTTATTTAAATGGTACTGGATTATCAGGTTCACTTGGTACAACAACAATTAGGGTAAAAGTTGATGATGGTTTCCTTTTAACACAAAATTATTTTTGTAATGCTAATGGTTCTTTCTATAATAATTCATTATATAGAACAACAGTAACATTAAATATTGGAGGTACACCTATTACAAACACATATGGTGACTTCTATATTCCTATTAATTATGACGTTGTTGGTGGTTGTGGTGGTACAAATACTTATACTCAATTTGTGTATATTCCGTATGGTTCAAATACTGCTGATTATGATTACTACTATTTAGATTATCAGAATTGTGGATTTACTTGTAATCCTACTATTACAACAATTGATTGTATTCCAACAGGTTCAATATCAGCACCTCCAAATGTAAATATAACTATAGATCCATCATCAGTAATATCAAATTGTTAATACAATGGCGAAAAACAAAATATATATACCTTACTTTATTTCGAATGAAAGTTTTGCACCTGCCAAAGTATTTCCTAGAATATTTTTCTATAATGGTACTAAAGAGTGTGACATTATTAAAGTACAATATTATGATACAGGTAGTACACTTGTAACTACAGATACATTTACAGCATTCCCTTATTTTGATCATTATAGTGGACAGACAACGACTACAAGTTCGTTGTCATTGTTGTTTTTAAATGAAGAGCCTGTGTATGGTACACAGCCTCCTTCACAATCACTATTTGACAAATATTGGTCTAATTATATAAATCTGCTTTATGATCCTAAAACTAGAATTTTAAGATGTAATGCAGTATTACCTTTTGCTGTTTATAGTAAATTAGAATTAAATGATATTATTCAATTACGTTCTAACTACTATCATCTACGTGCTATAAATGATTACAATTTAAGGACAGGTGAATGTAGAATGGAATTATTAGGTCCATTATTAGAAGGTAGTTTAGATAATAAATTTACATTTGATAACACGTGCGAACAAGCACCTACATTATATGGTTCAGTATTATTTAATACTTCAAGTCAAGTAGTAACATTTGGCATTACAGGTTCAAACTGCTGTAATAATCCAAACTATGTAACAATTAAAGTTGATTATGCTACTGGTAGTTGTCCTGCAACTCCAACTAATACTATTTACGAAACAGTACCTAACAGCTATCCTATTAACATAGATATGTTCCAAATTTTAGCAGGTTCACCTGGTCCAAATTGTGTTACTATGTCGGTAGCTAATTTGTGTTATGGATTAGGTGTTACAGGTTCTTATACACTTGTATTTACAGGTAGTGTAAGTGGTAGTTATGGTAATACAGCTATAAGTGGTTCAGCTCAAAAGAATAATTGTCCTACCTGTCAAACAGGTAGTTTCTATACTACAACAGTTGCTGCTAATACATTTAGTTCAAGTATATCTCAATCAATAGCACAAGCATCAGCTAGTGCTTACCTAACTAGTGTTACTCAATCAAATGCTAACATATTTGGTAGTTGTTCAATTAATTACTATTATAATGATGCTATAAATGTTTGGATACAGAAAAATGATTGTAGCGCAGGACTTACAGGTTCTATAGCAAATGTAATTGTACCTGTTTCATCTTCAATATTTACAAGTACTTGTTCTTTAGCAGAAGCCAATGATAGTGCTTCTGCAGTAACTCAATCACGTGCTAATCTTATTGGGACTTGTTATTCTACAGGTACTAGAGCTGTAGTAAGTTATATTAACACAGGTACTAATTTTGGTACTGATCAAAGTATGGATTTAACCAATACGTCTAATTTACCATTATCCATTTCAGTATTAACAACTCAAAGTTTAGCTTATCCTGATTATAATGATGCTAAATGGGTAAAAGTAATGACTGTAACTCAATCTCAAAGAATACCTCCATCAGCAGGAACAGGATCATATTTACAAAAATCTGATATTTTTAATCCAACAGGATCTATATTTCTAAAAATTGAAGATAAAAATGGTAATAGGATAAGAACAGATTATCAATTACCACAAATTGCGTATGGAAGAGAATATACACAACAAGCTGCTTTTGCTACATTAGCAAGTCTCCAAACCGCTTCTGCTGCTACATTTATTAATAGAGCAACTGCTAGTCATAATACAAACATAGGCTATGGATTTTTATTAAATGATAAAATGAGTAGTTCTTATGTACCAGCTGATAGCATAGTAAATAAAGTATATCCTTTATTTGATGGTGCTTTAGCAGGAGCACCTATTAATTATATTATTACTGCCTCTGTACTTTGGTCAACTTCAAGTATATATCCTTCAAGTAGTGATCCTAATTGGACAACTATGGGCTATTCAGTATCTGGTTCTGCTTATCAATATTGTTGGATAAGATCAGCATCACTTTATGGTACTGCTAGTACAGTTTCTACTAATGGAAACCACGGAACGTTTAGTACAGGATCTGGATATTATTATTATAAAATGGAGAGTGGATCAACACTAATTCCAATTGTTGAATTGGGTGTAAGTTCCAGTGGTATTCCTATTCCTAATCAAAATATTTTCTGTACAGTAACAGGAAGTGCTTCTGGAGGTATTTTACAAGTTCAAATATCACAATCAGGTATAAATGGATACCAATATATGCAAAGTTCTACAACTGTAATATACTTAAGTGCTTCATCAACATATTTTAATTAACAAATGATACAACATCCAAATATAAACATTGAGCTTGTGTGGAAGTTGCTTAATGCAGCACCACACATTGCGCAACACGAGGTTATAGACGCAGCTAAGGGAAAATACGAATTAGCTATTGACAAAAAGACAGCGGTTAAAAAATTTAAACGTAGTTTTAAAACATTGACAACAACACTATGGCCAAAGAAATACAAATAAAATTAAACGTAGATGACTCGCAGTTGCAGAATGCAGCTGGTTCAGCAGATAATCTACGTAAACAATTACGTGAGGCAAGTATTGACTTAGAAAATACCGTTGCTAAATTTGGATTAACGTCTCAAGAAGCAGCTAAAGCCGCTCAAAAAGTAGGTGAATTAAGAGATACATTAGGTGATGCTAGAGCGTTAGCTGCTGCATTTGATGCTGATAAGAAATTTGCTGCGGTAGGACAAGCATTAACAGGTGTGTTAGGTGGTTTTACTGCTGTACAAGGTGCATTAGCTGCATTTGGTGTTGAATCTGAGGATGTACAAAAATCATTACTTAAAATACAAGGTTTACTTGCATTTACTCAGGGTATAAACCAATTGTTAGCAGCACAAGATGCATTTAAAAACTTAGGTGTTGTAATTCAAACTACATCTGGTATCCAAAAATTATTTGCTACCACTACAGTAGCAACATCAACGGCTTTAAATGCGGTTGGTGTAAGCTCAACAGCAGCATCAGTAGGTGTAAGAGCATTTTCAAGCGCCCTTATTGCAACTGGTATTGGTGCCTTAGTTGTTGGTTTAGGTCTAGCAGTTAGCGCATTAATTGATTTTATTGACAATACAGCAGAAGCAACTGCTGCAAATGCTGCATTTACTAAATCATTAGAATTAGTAGATGTAGGATTAAATGGTGAATTAAGAGCACTTAAACGTAATGGTGCTGAAAGAATAGCACAAGCAAAAGCAATAGGTGCATCAGCATCTGAACTTAATAAAATCACAAATGACAATATCACTGGAGAAATTGAGTCATTACAACGTGCTCAAAAAGAACGTACTGACATTTATAATAAAGCATTAAAAGATAGAAACTTAAATGCTAAGGATTTTTCTAAGATATCTGATGATTATACTAAAGGTGAGATTGAAACTACTGCGCGTATTAGAGATTTACAATCTCAGCAACGCATAAACAATTTTGCAGTACAAGAAGGTATTAGAAAAGATAATGAAGCAGCAGGTGCAAAACGTGCTGCTCAACGTAAACAAGATCGTGAAAAAGCACAACGTGAAGCAGACCAATTTGCTGAAAAACAAAAGCAAACAGCTGCCGATGTAGAAAAAATGATTCTAGAAGCACAACGTACTGCTACTAAAGCATTACTTGATGACGAAGCACAACGTCGCTTAGAAATTCAATTTCAACGTGATGATGATTTAGCTAAATTAAAAGCTAATCTTGATGCTAAATTAATTACTCAAGAACAATACTTGAAAGCAGTTAGTGCTGTTAATGCACGTTATACTGCTCAAGATCAGGTTATCACTAATGAGGCTAAAGAAAAAGCAGATGAAAAAGCAGAAGATGATAGAAAGAAAGCTTTAGATAAAGCAATTGAGGATGCAGATGCATTATTAAATATTAAAATAACAACTATCGATAATGAATTTGCTGCTAAACAACGTAAGTTAGAAGAACAAAGAGCAGCAGAAACAATTACCGATGTAGAATATAACACTCAGAAAACAGCATTAGACTTTGAAGCAGCTACACAACGTGAAGCAGCACTTACTAGTGTAGTTGAATCGAGTGGACAATACAAAGCAGAAATACAAAAGAATTTTGCTGATCAATCAAATGAATTAGCACAAGCAACTGCTGATACTCAAACAGCAATTACTGTAAATGCTTCTGAACAACAAGTAGCAATAGAACAAAGTAAACAAGAGGCATTAAGACAATTACAAGATTTGACTATTGGTAACATTGCCGCATTAGGTAATTTATTAGGTCAATTTGGTGAAGAAAGTAAAGGTTTAGCTATTGCAGCAATTGTAATTGAACAAGGTACTAACATTGCTAAAATTGTAATTGATACACAACGTGAGATTGCAGGTTACTTTGCTTCATATTCAGCAATTCCTTTTGCAGGTCCTGGTATCGCTGCTGGTTTAGCTACTGCAGCTAAAATTAGAGCAGGATTAGGTATTGCTACTGCTGTAGCTGCTGCTGCAACTGGTATTAGCAAAATTAAATCAGCAAATAAAAAATCATCTGGTGGTGGAGGTGGAGGTGCAAGTTTAGGTGGTGCAGGTACAAGTGTACCAAAACCATCAGTACCAAATATAGCTCAAGCTGCTGCTCCAACAGTTGGTTTATCAGCTGCTAATCCAAATTTAGCAATACAACAATCAATTGCAGGTGCACAACAACGCCCTGTTCAAGCATATGTTGTATCAACTCAAGTTACTTCACAACAAGCACTTGATAGACGTAGAAGAGGTAATGGTGTACAAAATTCATCAGATGCTCCAGTTCAAACAGCTTTATCAACTGGCGGTTAAAACCATATATTATGAAATTATACGAACTAAAAATAAACGAAGATGAACTTGAAGAAGGTTCAGAGCAAGGAATATATGCTATCTCTTTGGTGGAAAACCCAGCTATTGAAGAAGATTTCATATACTTGTCTAAGGAAGGCGCAGAAGAGAAGGTATTACTTCAAGAAGCGAATGATGAGCAACAAACCCTCATTGGTGCAGTACTCGTTCCAAATAAGAAAATCATCCGTCGTGATCCGCAAACAGGTGAAGAATACTACATCTACTTTGAAGCCGACACGATAAAAAGAGCTCAAGAATTATATTTCAAAAATAAAAATAATGATAAATTTACTGTTGACCATAAACGTCCAGTAAATGATATCTATGTTTTTGAAAGTTGGATTGTTGATGACCCTAACTTTGATAAATCAAGAGCATATGGTTTAGATTTACCTATTGGTTCTTGGGTTGTTATGGCAAAGGTGGATAACAAGAAAATCTGGGAAGAAGTAAAAAGTGGTGCTTATAAAGGATTTAGCATTGAAGGTTTACTTAAACATAACCTCAAATTAGCTAAATTAGTTGATTTTGAAGAAGATGAACCTGAAATTATACCAGTACCTCCTCCATCAGGAAGTATATTAATTGATTTAATCAATCAGACATTACTTGCTCAAATGAATGAAATTGAAGAGGAAGAGGCTGAATATATGTTACAATCCATTAGAGGCATAATTAAAAAAGATAAACGATTAAAAAAAGGAGCACGTGTTGAACTTGAAAGTTATACAGATTATCCTGAAGCTGCTAAGAAAGCTGCCGCTTCAGCGATTAAGAAAAATGAGGAAAGAACTGCGTCACAAAAGTGTGGTACAGCAGTTGGCAAAATTAGAGCACAGCAAATAGCTCAAGGTAAACCATTAAGCTATGAAACCATTAAACGTGTTTATGCTTATTTATCTCGTGCAATAACATTTATTGATAAATCAGATCCTGATTATTTAAATAGCTGTGCTTATATTAGTGTTGGTTTATGGGGTGGAGAGGTAATGTTACCTTACGCTAGAAAAATATTACGCTCAAAAGGCGACTTAAAATTATCTAAACAAGATGTATTTTCAGATATAATTAAATTTGCTAAACAAACTGATATTACTTTAATTGCTTGTTCAGCAACTAAATTAGAAAAACCAGCACTCGCTAAAGAATTATATCAAGGTTCATTATTTAAAAAATCATTAGAATATGCTCTTAAAACGACTAATTCTAAAGATGTATACATTGTATCAGCAAAGTATGGACTCGTTGGTTTAAACGATGTTATAGAGCCTTATAACGTGACTTTAAAAGATATGTCCGCCGAAGATAGAGATGATTGGGGAGTTAATGTTTATTCAGAGTTAAAGAAAAAATATCCTCAATTAGATAATTTAAATGTAACAATATTAGCAGGTATGGCTTATTATGAACCATTAATTAAATTAATTAAAAAATATGATTTACCTCTTGATGGATTAAGAATAGGTGAATCAATGCAAGAATTAAATGAAAAACTAAACATTGAATTATCTAAATTAGATGAAGATACAAGAATGGAATTTGTACTTGATTGTATGTTATCTGAATTAGCAGCTAAATCACCTTACAAAGAAGAATTAGCTGAAGTAGGACCTAGAGGTGGCATTAAAGCATCTCCTAAAGCACCTAAATCAGATACACCTAACCCAAATCCAAAAGGTGAAGGTACAGCTAAAGGTGATGCAAGTGGTAAACGTGGTGCTGAGGTAAGTGCTAAAGATGAAGAAACACTTAAAAATAAAGCATCTGAATTCAATGATAAAGAATCAAATACCAAATATGGTAAAGCGAATGTAGGTGCCTTAAAATCAGTATTCCAACGTGGTTTAGGTGCTTATAACACATCTCGTTCACCTAAAGTACAATCACCATCACAATGGGCATTTGCTAGAGTAAACGCATTTCTATATTTGTTAAAAAATGGTAGACCACAAAATGATGGTTACACTACTGATTATGATTTACTACCTAAAGGACATCCCAAGGTAGAGTAACATTATATAAAATAAAAGAAATGAGCCGTGGTTTTTAATCACGGCTCTTTCTCTGTCGTCAAACAATAATAATATGAAACAATTAGCTAGAATCGCTAAATGCTTCTATAAATATACAACCATATTTTTACCCAACCAAAAAGTAATTACGAAAAAGTTTGGCTACTGGAACATTAGGCGTTATCTTTACGTATATTTATAATTAGTCAAACTATAATATATTGAAAAATAATTTCACACAGATACCTAATCATATATTCAAAATGAATATTTTACTGGAAAGTAAGATGATTATAATATACTTGTTATCTAAACCTAAAAAATGGACTATTCGTAGAACTGATATTATGCGTACATTAGATATTGGTCAGAATAGATTTAATAATGCTTGGCGTGAATTAAAAAATTTAAATATAATAATAAAAAACAAAGTATTCGGTAAGTGCGATTTCGCACTCAACGTAAACGCAATATACGATAACGTGAAGTGCGAGAACGATAAGCACGTAAACGATAAGTGCGATCTCGAACCATATAGTAATACGGGATCTATTAGTAATACTATATTGGATAGTAATACTATATTGGATAGTAATACGGATGATATAGTAATATATGATGATGATGAGGATTGGATGAAGGAAATTAAATCACACACATTAAATAATAAAAACAAATAAGTTATGTCTCAAAAGTATTATCAACCTATTAAACAAGGAACGTATGTTAAGTTTAAATCTGATAGATTAGATGAATCTAGAATTATTAATCAAACTCCACCCGTACCATATCCTCAGGTGAAAGATGAATTAAAATTTATACATTCTAACTTTAGAAAATTAAACAGACAAAGTAGATCATTCCACTCAGAGTATCTACTGAGTATAGTAAGTAACATTAAAAATAGAATTCCAGTTACTCAGAAACAATTTAATCATATTATAAAAATCAAAAACGAAATCAAATCAATTTAAAATGGAAAAAAAATCTAAAAAATTCACAAACAACGAGAAACGTTCATCTCGTATTCAATCTAAAATGGAAGCTGAATATGGTAAGCCTATTATATTCTATGCTTATTATGCTACTCAGGCTGATGCTTGTAAAAAATTAGGAGTTACACCTGCTGAAATTAATAAATCTATTCAGCGTGGAGGTACTATTAAAGGTGGTTCTGTAATTAAGGGTGATGGTGTTACATCAGCTTTAACCTTATTAACTAAGATAAACGATATTAAAAAACAAAATAACAAATAGTAATAAAATTATGGATAAAATAAAATCGTTATTTAAAAAGTATATAAACAACAATTATAGTCTACAACTATTATTTTGGTATATGTTGTTTTTATTCCTAATTTACAAAGTTAGTCAATGGATATTTTAGAACAACAATGTAGAAAGTGTGGTGAAATAAAACCAGCAACTGATTTCTATCCTAGATATCATAAGGTAAATCAATTAGAAAAAACTTGTAAAACTTGTAAAGCACTAATAACGACGCAAAATAAAAAAAATAAAAGAAATAAAATACAACGTCAACCTATTTCACCAATACTTGAAATACCAGAAGGTAAAGCTAGAAAATGTACAACGTGTAATGAAGTAAAAACATTAAAACATTTCTATCCAAGTAAAACAGCTAAAGAAGGCTATAGTACTAAATGTGCTGAATGCTTTAGAATGAATTATCGTCAAAACAAAGATAATCAAAATATGAAGGCACTACAGCGTTACTATGAGAAACAAGGTAAGCCAATGCCTGAAGCAGTAAAACAATATAATACTAGAATAATTGAAGCTAATAGTTTAATACCAGTAAGACCAACAATTAATATTGAACGATTCACCAAAGCAAGAGAACATTGGCGTGCTGTGTTTGCAGAACGCTTTGATGATGTAATACAATTACTTAGAGATTATGAAGCAGAAAGAGCTGAATCATTAAATTTATTAAAGGACTTTCACGCTAACGTTAGAACCAAATGGACACTTAAACATAATTCAACTGACAAATATGAAGAACACTTCAAAAAATACGGATCAAGCTGCTGGTAAAGAATGGCTTGACACACTAAGACAATTAGATGAAGACATAACTAAACTAGAATCATTATTCAATGAACTAGAACACGACTTTATCCAATTACAAGCCGATTATGCATCAGCAATGGAACAAATAGAATCACTTAAACGACAAATAAAACCATAATGATTAAAATTAACACAGATCATCCAATAGCATATGAATCACCAGATCACATAATGCCTTGGGGAACAATGAGAGACAATAGCACAAATGAAGAATTCATTAACCAAACAGAACAATGGTTTAATAATAAAAAATTCAATGTATTAGACATTGGTTGCAGTGGTGGACAAATGATAGTTGATTACCACAACAGAGGGCACTTAGCAATTGGTGTAGAAGGTAGTGATTACAGTGTAAAACACCAACGTGCAAATTGGCCAGCATACCATAATAAGAATTTATTCACAGCAGATGCTACTAAGCCATTTAGTTTTGAATTCATCACAGGTGATCCAATTAAATTTGACCTTATAACAGCTTGGGAATTGATTGAACACATTCATCCAAATGATTTGAATGCGTTGTTTAAAAACATCTATAATAACCTTAATGCCAATGGTATATTTGTTGCTAGTATTAGTACTAACACAGATATAATTGATGGAGTAGTATTACACCAAAGTGTATTCGCACAACACAACTGGTTATTTGATATATTAACTGAAACCGAAGCATTTAAAGACACTGACTTAGAATGGTTCCCATATCCATTTAGTGCAGCAGTAAGAGCAGATGGTGGTTCATTCCATATTGGTGTTAAACACAAAGCATTAGATGGTGAAGTGAATAATAACGATAACTAATAATAATCAGCATATGAATAACAACATCAATGGTAACTACAATATGAATCAATCAGCATACACAAATGTAGATGAACAATATCATCTAACAATGACAAGACAAATAGCTGAACGACGTGCACATATAGTTTACCAATATGAATTACAACAAGCCAAAGAACAAGCTGAAGCACAAGCACAAGCTGATTTAGTGGCTTGGAGTGAATCAAAAGATTAATATATGAAAGCAGTAGACAAACACGAATCACAATGCGTTAAAAAATTTACTAAGCATTGTATTAAACAAACTAGTCAATTTATTGGGCTAAATGAATTACCACCTGGTACTCAAGCTGATATATACACTGAATCTGCATCAACACGCTATATTGCCGAATTAAAAAATACCCGCAAATATGATATTGGGTATATGAAGCAATATGGTGCGTTAATGGAGAAAGATAAATTATCATATCTACAAGATGCAGCACGTGTATTTGAATTAAACACATTGTATATACGATTCCTTAAAGACGGATGGATGGCTTGGGATGTAACTAATATAGATGCATCAACATTAGACGTTAACAATTACAAACGTAAAGCAGTTAAAGTAAGTAATAGACAATTTAACATTAAAAACACCGAAGTGTATTTACTTAAATGGCGCGATGCAATTTACATTTATGATTACAAAGGTAATGATGTTAAACAACAATGGTTGGATGACGAGGAAACAATTAATAATGCGATGGCGAGAATTAAAAGTAGGAGACTGAATGGTGGAATAAATAATATCAGTACGATGACGACAAATAATATCAGTACAATACCACTATCAAACACGTATTAAAACGCCATTAGAAACGCTTTAAACAACAATATAATGCAACCAACACAAGTAATTGAAACAATAAAACTAGCAGTAGAAATTGGATTAGTAGATCCAACTGAACCAATGTTTAGTGACAAGTATGCTAATGTGTGGGCTGAGATGATAGGACCTAACTGGCAAGATGATGTCAAACTAGCAATATATGAACTAGCAGCCAAACAAGTTGAATTCATAGATACATTTGGCACATACCACCTCAATTAGTTGTCACATACTATAATAAATGGTTAACGATGGAAACGTGAAGAAATGTAAATGGTGTCAGGTAACGTGTAATCCCCACTCATTCGCTTACCAAACTAACTCACGGATATCTATATATATGATTAGTTGATATATGACGTATGTAACTTAATTAACATAGCCAAACAAGTGTTTTAATAATTAGTTGTGTAAATGTTTGGCTACTCAAGGAAATGATGCTAACTTTATGTATTAATATGGTCACAATTAACATAATATATAATAAAAAAACATTAAAAATAATTAGTTAAATGTTTGGCTATTCAGGGAAATGATGTTAACTTTAGGAATATTAAATAAATAAACAAATAAAATAAAGGTTATGAAACTAAAAAAAGCACAACAAAATGGTATCAATGAATGGTTATTCATTTTAAAAACAGTTAACCAACTTGAGAAAAACAAAAAGCGTATATTAGGTACTTTTAATGATTTACAAAAAGATGAGTATCAAACAATATACGAAAAAATAAATATGGCTATCAATATTGAATTATATGTGAACGTAGAAGATAAATTTACTGATGATGAGAAAAAATTGTATAAAAAATGTTATAGCTTTATTTGGGCTATTGCCACAACAAAACTATTCAGCGACATATTAACATACGATAATGTTAAACAATATAATAAACAAATAAACAAATAAAATAAAGGTTATGAAAAAATTTCAATTTGTAGGAACAACTACATTATATCACGTTAGAATTAATATAGATAAAAAATCCTATGCTGTTACCTTTATTGGTGGAGGAAAAAGTGGGCATTGTATTAGTAAAGTAGAATGTGAGGAAAATGATGAAATACTTTTTGAGGATGGAATAGGTTGTATATCTAATGATTTATATTTAGAAATAGATAAAATATTAGAAAAGAAAAAAAATACAATATACGCATATTATATTAACAATTAATAAATAAATAAAATAAAGGTTATGACAATAGAACAAATTATATCAGCTCAAAAACAAATTGAATTACTTTATAAATTAGTAGATGATGATAAAAATAAATTACCTACTGAAATTAAACAAGCGATTGGTGTGTTAGGAAAATTTATAATCGATGTTGCTTTTGAAAACAAAGAAAAATAAAAATAAAAAAAAGAAAGTAAGTTTGGATTTATAAAAATGAAAATTTAAACAGGCGTAGTTCACGTGGGTTGCGCCGCGTTTAAAAATTTCGCCAACATAATCTTTCTACCCCCTATACCGCGCATATATCAATATATACAACATATAATACAAACATAAGGTTATAACAGCATTAACCCGCACAACTTGTCTCGTAATTTCATTTGATGCGGTGCTATTCAAGTTTCAAGCCGTAGCCCGTAAGCTATGGCTTTTTTTTCTAGTATATATTTATTATCAGTAAACACAATTTTCAATGAGCGATTACACTTACACAGTAAAATCTACAGCTACAGGTGATCATCAACCACCCACCAATCCATTATCACTAGTTACAGAACAACAACTTAAGGAAAACTATTGTTTTATAGTTGCACCTGGTGACGAAGTTGTATTTTTTAAAACACCTGAGATTTGGAAACAAGCAGAAACTATATTGAAGGGATATCAGTATAAAGTATTTTACTGTTTTGAGGTATTACGTTTCGCTAGACTAAAAAACGTACCAAAATAATATGTGCATAGGTAATTTTACAGAAGCATTAATTTACGTTTTAACATTTGGCTATGGCAAACCCATTTCTACTTGGGTTGCTCATAAATTAGGCTATAAGGATTGTGGTTGCGAAAAGCGACGTCAATGGCTAAATAAAATAGGTCGCTGCAATGAGTCCATTGACCTATCTAAATTATGAGTGAAAACGAAAAGCAAAAGTTAATAACATTAATTTACGACATTCACAGTGAATGGCTACACCAAGTAGCTTACAATTTCAGCAACAACAAACATACTGCCCAAGATATGGTTCAGGATATGTTTATAATGTTGTGCGAAATGAAGGATATTAACAAAATCAAGTATGGCAATACTGTGAATTTATATTATTTGTATAAATCACTTAGAAGCATTTACTTAAATAGATATCAAAAACACGCCAGCACACATACAGCACTTCCTGAAGTTGAATTTGAGGCTGATTTTTATTCATTAGATAAAGATGATAATTTTGAGGCTATGATCAGACTAGTAAATGAAACATTACAACAAGATATTCATTGGTTTGATGCTATGTTGCTTGATACTTATTTGAATCGCACTACTAAAGAGGGTAAGTCACACTCAATCAATTCACTACATAAAGAAACTAAAATCAGTACTTCATCAATCTGGACATCATTAAAAAATACTAGAGAGATTGTACGTACTAAACTTGAAAAACAAGGTTATAATTCTAAAAGTTACAAACAATGATATCACATTATGAATGGAAACAACTAAATGAATGGTTGTCTAAAATTGATTTAACACAGTTTACAGGTTATGATCAAGGTGCTGTTGCTAGCTGGCACGCTAAAGTTATGAATCACCCGTATCATAAACCTTGTAGTTGCCAACCTCAATTATTTTTAGATTGGTTGGGTGATGTTAAACGTTGGGTTGAAGCTAATAGAGCTACGTTCGAGCAGAATGAATCACCACAAGCGGGGTTATAATATTAAACAAAAGATTCAACTATGAGCAAGGGCTTTCAAGCTGGTGATCCAAACGCAGGTAGACCAAAAGGTACTCAAAATAAAGAGGCAAAAATCATTCGTGAAAAATTTGCTCAACTATTAGAAAATAAAATGCCTGAGGTTGAAGAATGGTTAGATGAAATTCGTGAGGCGGATCCAGCTAAAGGATTTGAATTGATGCTTAAGATGATGGAGTATATTATGCCAAAATTAAAGGCAGTAGAAACAACTTTCAATACTGAAGAGGGTGTTTCAAGCATCAAAATAGAAGTTGTGAAGAGCGAAAGTTCGCCACACAACTCATTATAACGAGTTATGCACTTAAATATAAAAACGTCTGAATTGTTTGCTCGCACCTACAATTCGGACAAACGTTTTGTTATACATCAGGGTGGTACTAGAAGTGGTAAGACATACTCTATACTTCAGGTACTAATTATTAAAGCGTTGGAGGCAACTTCACCGCTTACTATCTCTATTTGTAGACGTAGTATGCCCTCTTTGAAGTTATCTGCAATGCGTGACTTCATTGGCATTTTAGATGCAATGAACTTATATAAAGAATCTGATCACAATAAAACTGAAGGTACTTATCGCTTAGGCAAATGTACATTTGATTTCTTATCAATGGATGATGCGGCTAAGAAGAGAGGATCTAAACGTGACATTTTATATTTGAATGAAGCGAATGAATTAAGTTATGAGGAACAATTCCAATTAGCTATCAGAACTGAGAAACAAGTTATTATTGACTACAACCCAAGTGATAATCAATCTTGGATTTATGATTTATTAGAGGAAAGAAAAGACGAGATAGATTTTATACAATCAACTTATAAAGACAATCCATTTTTACCTACTGAAACAATTCGTGAAATTGAAAATTTGAAGTACACAGATGATGATTATTATCGCATCTATGCTTTGGGTGAGAGAGGATCAGGCAGAACGCTTATATTTCAATATCAGCAAATTAAAGGTATAGACTATCACACCACTCAATTTGTGGGGTTAGGAATGGACTTTGGTTATAGTAATGACCCAACTACAATAGTTGAAATATGGAAAGGTGGAGTTAATGATTTATTTGTTAAAGAGTTATTGTATAAAACTAAATTAACTAATAACGACATCATTGGCGAATTAAAGAAACTAGATGTTGCACCTCATACTCTAATTGTTGCTGACTCAGCAGAACCAAAATCAATTGAAGAACTTAGACGAGCAGGTTTCAACATTAAACCAACTAAGAAAGGTAAAGATAGTATCAATGTAGGTATCGATTATATCAGAAGACATAATTTGTTAGTTACAGAAGATAGTATTAACTTGATAAAAGAATTAAACAATTATAAGTGGAGAATGGATAGAGATGGTAATATGACAAATCAACCTATTGATGCGTTCAACCACGCTATTGATGCTTTACGTTATATTGGTACATACACACAATCAAAATCAGGAACTGGGAAATATTATGTCAAATTCATCTAAAATAGTAAAACACACGATCCCAACTAGATGGGAAGAAATTAAGTTATCATTGTACTTAAAGTATTATGATATAGTTAAAGATAAAAAACCTGAAGATGAAGGTTATAATGAGTTTGTACTCAAAGAATTTGCTCACTATCTCTGTTTAATTCATAGAGATTTATTTTCAGCTTTGGAAATGAATACTATAAATGAAATTTCTGAGAATATGACTAGGATGTTTAAACAAACATCAGCAATGCCTTTAGTTCAGACATTTAAAATTGATGATGTAGAATATGGTTTCCATCCTAATTTACAAGAACTTACTTACGGTGAGTATCTTGACTTGACTTTATATGGTCAAAAATTATGGGAACAAGAAAATATATATAAATTCCTATCCATTTTATATCGCCCCATTATTCGTAAAAGTGGTAAAGAATATATCTTAGATGATTACTCAGGTACATCTCAAGTTAGAATTGATTTATTTAAATCACATATGACGTGTGATGTTGTTTGGGGCGCAATCAGTTTTTTTTTGCTTTTACAACTAGCCTTGGTGAACAGTACGAGTCTCTATTTGACGGAGCTAACTACGGAAATAGCACAAGAGTTGAAGCAAACTTTGCGAACAAATGGGGAACATATCAAACAATCTATACATTGGCTGGAGGGCGTTTAGTAGACTTTGACGCTGTTACCAAATTACCTTTACATTCTTGCCTAACTTACTTAGCTTATCTACAAGATAGATCTCAGGTTGAACATATATTAATCAAACAATCTTCAAATCAACTGAATAGATAGGGATGTTTTACACGTCCTTGGTTATATCAGTATGCCAAAATCAAGATTCAACAAGGTTGCTACTATTGATTTAACTCAAGCAGCAAATAGACCTTACATACCAGGTCGTTCATCTCCTAGAAGTGGAAATAGAGCTTGTTTATGTTGGGGTACATCAACTTATGGTGCTACCTACTCACGTAAATGTTGTAATCAAGATTTACACGCACAAGCAATAGGCTATATTGGACCTAATCCTGCCAACTATAGTGCATTCAGTGATGGATTTTTACAAACCGCTTTTAGTTAAAAAATATGCCTACACAAAGACAAGAAATATCAGCTTCAATACAAGCTAACTTTCCAGATAATACGTCTCAATTTATTACTCCTGCTCGCATAAGAAGTGAACAAGGGTTATTTGAAAACTATGTAGTATTAAATGAACAAACAGCATCTATTATAGCTCAAGCTGTTGCTTCATCTTCTGCAGGTGCTGGATTTGTAACTGATGCAGCATTTAATGCATACACTGGTAGTACAAATACATTTACAGGTTCAATACAAACTCAAGTAAATGCTCTCCAAGCAGCTACAGGAAGTTATGTAACAAACGCTCAAACAGCAAGTATGAGTGTTTTAAGTGCTTCTTATGCATCTAGCTCAACTAGTGCTTCGTATGCCTTAACTGCATCTTTTGCCTTAAATGCTGGTGGAACAATTAATACAGGTAGCTTCGCTACAACTGGTTCAAATACTTTTAATGGTACAAATACATTTACTGGTAGTTTAAATGCTCAATCAGCATCAATTACATTTTTAACAGTAGGTACAATTGTATCATCATCAACTATATTTTCAAGTGGTTCAAACACATTAGGTGATGCAAGTAATGATGTACAAACACTTTGGGGTACAGTTAATTTACCTACAGGACCATTACAAGTTACTGGTTCAGTAAGTTCAACAAGTGGATTTACAGGTTCACTTCAAGGTACATCTTCATTTGCTAATAGTGCTACAAGTGCTTCATATGCGTTATCTGCTACATCAGCATCATATGCTTTAAACAGCACAAATGCTGTTTCTGCTTCATACGCAAGCGCTTCAACAAGTGCTTCATTTGCTTCAAATGCTACTTCAGCATCATACGCAAGTTCATCTACTTCAGCTTCATTTGCTAATAATGCTACAAGTGCTTCATATGCATTAACAGCTTCATTTGCTTTAAATGGTGGTGGTGGAACAATTAATACAGGTAGTTTCGCAACTACTGGTTCAAATACATTTATTGGTGATCAAACAGTAAGTGGTTCAGTAAGAATTAGTGGTTCATTAGTAATGAATGGTTTATCTCCTATTCAAGCATCTCATATAAAAGCAAATGATATTCAAGGAGTAGAAATACTGACTAATAGTGGAACAACAGTAGCTACATTTGGTCAAGGTGGTGGAACAGGAGCAACATTTGCAGGTCAAATAAATGCAACAGCATTTTCAGGTTCAGGTGCTTTAGTAACAGGAGTTGTTAGTTCATCTTACGCTGCTAATTCAACATCAGCATCGTTTGCTATATCAGCTTCTTGGGCTCCTTTTGTAGCTACAAATACAGGTTCATTACTTACAACTGCATCAGTTTCTTTAAATACAATTACCTTTACTAAAGGTGATGGTTCAACATTCCCAATTACTGTAAATACAGGTTCAGCAACATCTATTGATACTGGTAGTTTAGTTACTACAGCATCATTTAATGCTTATACTGGAAGCACAAATACATTTACTAGTTCAATTCAACAACAAGTAAATACTTTACAATCAGTTACTTCATCGTATGTAACTAATGCTCAAACAGGTTCATTTGTAACAAGTGCTATTACAGGTTCTTCAATAATTACAGCATCTGTAAGTTTAAATACAATTACATTTACTGAAGGTGATGGTACAACATTTAACATTACTGTAGATACAGGATCTGGAGGTGGTGGTGGTGGAATGAACTTAGGCGCTAACACGTTTACAGGTTCACAAACAATAGCTTCAGCTTCAGTTTATATTACTCCAACAGGTTCAACTGTTCAGTATTTAACTGAAAGTGCTGTTAGAGGTAACTTAGTATTTGGTAATACTAACTTAGCTCAATCTGGTTCAGTTATTGTTACTGGTTCAAATAATATTTTACTAGGTATAGGTGTATCAACAACAGGTCAAGGTGGATGGAATGGAAGTAGAAACGTAATTATAACATCTCCACAATACTCAGGTTCAGTACCAAGTATGAATGGTACAATTAATTTAGGTAACTATATAGCATCAGGTTCGGGTACAGGCACAAATGCTATTTCTTCAACATTCGCAAATGGTGGTATCACAGTTACAAATACTTCTCCAAGTAGTAATACTACAATTTCTACTTCAAATATAAATGCTACAACTACTATTAGACACGCAGCGAGTGGTTCAACAGTAGCAAATGGTAACTTAACAATTAGTACTACAAACTTAGGAGGTAGTGTATTAATTAGTACAACTGGTTCATCTACAGCAGCTAAAACTATAGCTCAATCAATGTTTGTAGGTGGTAATATTACTGCTTCATTAGAAGCTGCTTCAAACTCAAACTTAGCCAATACAATTGTTTTAGGTTCTGGTTTAGTAGTAAGTGGTACTTTAGCAGCAAGTAGCTTATCAGGTTCTACAATTGTAGGTCAATATAATGAAACAGGTTCATTAAGTGATCCTTCACAAGTTAAATTTGTAGTTGGTACAGGTACTTCAGCCACATCTCGTAGAACTTCATTCTATGTAAGTCAATCAGGTGAAACTGTAGCTGTTAACTTAGTTCCTACTACTTTAAATACTCAAAACACAACCACAATTCAAAGTACAGGATCTATTACAAATAGAATCCATACCAAACAAGCAGGTGCAATGCCAGCTGGAGGAATTAGTTCATCATTTATAATTTCACCTGAAATTGGATTAGAACCAACTGCAGCAAACTTTAAACCAATTTTACAAAGAAACTTAACTGGTTCAATTGGGCAAAGTGGTTCATATGTGTTTAATATTGATTTTGTTAACAACGTATTAGTAGCCACAAGTACTGACTTATACATTGGTTCAGGTAAAATAAGTGGATTCTGTATTCCAGGTAGAACTGCTACAGTTGCTGCAACAGCATCAATTCAAAACTATGTGTTTAATGATTCTAGTATGTTACCAGCAATAAGTTCATCTTGGGATGGTACATTATATACAGTATTTGCTAAACATAATGGAGGTGCTTCATCATCATTTGCTTATACAGGTACTGAATTCTATCATAGCGGTTCAACTCAATAATAAATGGCAAAGTCAGTAAATTCAAATAAATTAACATTCGGTAAGCGTAAAGGGGGCAAAGCTAAAAAAACTAGCGGCCCTAAAGATGCGCCTACTAAAATATATAGAGGTCAAGGTAAAAAACATTAATATGCCAATTCCACAACGCAAACAAGGCCAATCAGAAGATACATTCATAAGTGAGTGTATTGCTGAATTAGCAGGCGAATATGATCAGCAACAAGCTGCCGCAATTTGCTATCAACAAATAAACTTAGAGGATTATGCTTTTAGAAAGGCATTAATGCAATTCAGTCAACCAAGCTTCACTGGAAATACTTATTCAGGTGGAATGGGAATGAAACGCAAAAACCTCTCAAATAAGAAATAACGATATTGTTATATAATCACAAAATAAATTAGATATGGATTCAAAAATACTTTTGAATAAAATCTTTACTTTGTTATCAATCGATACAAAAGAAGTTGAACTTACACGTAATGTTGTGTATGGTTCTTTACTTCCTGACAACGATATCTTAGAAGTATCTGAATGGAAAATCGGTGTTCCTGTATTCATTATTTCAGAAGATGGTAATAAAAAACCTCTTACTGATGGTGAATACGACATTGTAATTGAAGATACAGCTGATGGTTTATCACAAGGTGGCCCTACCAAGTATGCCTTAAAAATCGATGGCAATAAGATTGAGTCGCTTCAGATTAAACAACTTAAAGAGACTAAAGCAATCACAAACAAAACACAATTAGAAAAAACCGAAACTATGGAATTGAAATCTATGGAGGAGAAAGCAATGGTTCCAGAAACCAAATCTCCTGAAAAAGAAGAAATGCAGGAACCTCTGAAAGATTTAGGTCCTGAAGAAAAGTATGCAACTAAAGCTGAAATCGAAGACATCAAGAAAGCGATTGAAGAATTAACTAAAGCATTTGCTTCATTAACTAAAGAAAAAGGTGATGAAACAGAAATGGGTAGCGAAGAGAAGATGGTAACTGTACCTGAAACTAAAGTACCTGGTAAAGATGTTAAAATGTCTTCTGCTCGTAAATTAACTGGTGCTCCAGAAGCTGTTAAACCTGCTTACAACGAATTTTATAACAACAAATCAGAATTTGAAACTACTCAGCAACGCGTATTCCGCAAGATGAGTGAATTCAATTAATTAATTAAACAAATATTTTAAAACTTATTAAAAATGAATAAGAACGTATTTTTACAACAGCCTACATTAGATGGCAACACCTATAGTGGTGAATTTGCTGGTAAGTATATCGCTGCCGCGCTTTTTAGCTCACCAACAATCGACAAAGAGTTGATTACTGTACTTCCTAACGTACGTTACAAAGAAGTTATCCAGAAGTTTGACTTCTCTAACTTAATTGGTAACGCTGCTTGTGATTTCGGTAACGCAACTCCTGCTTCAATGTCAATCTCTGAAAGATTATTAACAACTGAAGAATTTCAAGTTAACTTACAATTGTGTAAGAAGCAATTACGCCAAACTTGGGAAGCTACTATGATGGCTCCTTCAGTATTAAATGACACTTTGCCTACTTCATTCTCTGATTTCGTAATCGGATATGTTGCTCAGCAAGTTGCTCAACAAAACGAAACTAACATCTGGCAAGGTGCTACCGCAACAGTAGGTCAGTTTGATGGTTTAGTAACTTTAATGTGTACTGCTTCAGGTTCATCTAACTCACCTGTATTCGTATCTGCTTCAGCTGTAACTTCAGCTTCAGTAATTAATGAACTTCAGAAAGTAGTTAATGCTATTCCTTCTGCAGTATATGGTAAAGAAGATTTAAGTATCTATGTACCTGCTAACATCGTTAAAGCTTATGCTTTCGCTTTAGGTACTGCTAACTACCAATTTGGTGCTTATGTAGGTGGTAAGCCATTAGATTTCTTAGGAATACCTCTTCAATACTGCCCTGGTTTAGCTTCTAACACAATGGTAGCCGCACAAAAATCTAACTTATTCTTCGGTACAGCGTTAAAAGCTGACTTCAACGAAGTAAGAGTGTTAGATATGAGTGATTTAGATGGTTCACAAAACGTAAGATTTGTGATGCGCTATGCAGCTGGTGTTCAGTTCGGTGTTGGTTCAGATATTGTAGCTTACAAGAACTGCTAATTAGCATAAAATAATGGATGGTTGGTGGTTACCCTCCTAAAAACAAAACCTCATTTTTTTTTAAAAATAAATTAAATTATTAAAATATGCCTTGCGATATTACATTAGGTAGAAATGAACCGTGTAAAGACTCCGTTGGTGGTTTAAGAGCAGTATTCTTCCAAAACTTCAGTCAAATTTATACTGGTTCTCTAGTTGGTGGAACAGGAAGTTTATCTGACACAATCAATGGTGGCTTCTCAGGTTCAACCGTATATAATTACGAGTTAAAAGGTAACTCAACCTACACTGAAACCATCGTAACCTCAAGAGATAATGGTACTACTGCCTTCCAACAAGTATTAGTATTGAACCTTAAATCATTAGATGCAACTACAACTAAACAGTTAAAGTTGTTAGCTTATGGTCGTCCACAAATCTTTGTTCAAACAAACAAAGGTGATACCCTATTAGTAGGTCGTATCAATGGTGCTGATGTAACTGAAGGAACAATTGCTGAAACTGGTGCTTCATTAGGTGATAAGTACGGATATAGCTTGACGTTTACTGGATTAGAGTCTTTACCTGCTAACTATGTTAGTGGTTCAACAGTTGCTAACGCATTTGCTGGATTAGGTTCTCAAGCTCCAACAGTAGTTACAGGTACTAACTAGTACTACTAGAGGATTTATTATATATCCCATTTACAGTGTTTACTAAGATTTAGGTCATCCTTTTTGGATGGCCTATTTCTTTGTCATATATTTATTTTTGCCGTATTCAGCCACGGTTTATAGTATATTTTATCTAATCGGACCGCTGTTCTCTACAGTGGTCCCTTTTTTAGACTAAATCATCAATTTGTGGTTATATCATTATGATAGTAATTCAACCAGTAACATCTTCTCAATCATTTGCTATTAGAGTAAGAGAGACATCATCAGTGTCACCTATATCTTACAAAATTAAATTAGTAAGTGAAGATACAAATGTGTCATCATCTATTATTCCGACAGCGTCATTTAATAGCAATGATTTTTTAACTGTTACTGCATCATTTAATTTAACAAATAATGGATTTTACTATATGCAATTATTCCAAATGTCAGGCTCAACTGAAGTACAAGAGCTATACTCAGGTGAAATGTTATATTCATCTGCTTCAGCTTATACTGCTTCAACTCCTGACTTTATAACATATACAGGATCAAACAACGAATATATAATTTATTAAGTTTATGAATCAATCAACAAAAAACTTTATATCAGTAGTTAACCTAACAAACTACATTCAACCTAAGGTTAACGAACAAAGTGCTAGTGGTAAAAGAACGCCTTGGGTAGAATATGGCATTTATGGTACTGATGATTTTTTTGGTGTTATTACTGAAAAGTATGAAACATCAACTACAAATGCTGCTTGTGTAGATGCAACTTCAAATCTAATCTATGGTAAGGGATTAAAATCAAAAGATCCAAATGTGGATACTATGATTTATAATTTATTAGCAGACAAAGACTTAAATAAAGCTATTTTTGATCTTAAACTTTATGGTAACGCAGCGTTTCAACTTATATATTCTGAAGATGGTTCTAGTATAGAAGAAATAGTACACGTACCAGTCCAAACATTACGTTCAGGAAAAGTAAATATTAGAGGTGAAATCGATTGTTATTACTATTCACCTGATTGGAGTGCTAAAAAAGTAGCTTATGAAGAAATACCTGCATACACTAAGAGTGAAGGTACTCCTACATCTGAAATTTATTACATTAAGCCTTACAAACCAGGTAAATTCTATTATGGATTGCCTGATTGGTATCCCTCATTACAATACACCTCAGTTGAGAGTGAATTATCTAATTTACACATCAACAACATATTAAATGGTTTTATGCCACTTACTATGATTAACTTCAACAATGGTATTCCACCAATTGAAGAAAGAGAGCAATTAGAAGCAGCATTAAAACAAAAATTTGTTGGTTCATCTAATGCAGGTAAGTTTGTAATGAATTTTAACGATAATAAAGAAAATGCTACAACAATTGATGCTTTACAAGTAGATAATTTACACGACAAATATCAGTTTTTGTCTGAAGAAGCAGCTCGTAGAATTATGGTTGCTCACAGAATTACTACTCCATTATTGTTTGGTTTACGTGAACGTGGTCAGGGCTTTAGCTCAAATGCTGAAGAAATGAAGGTTGGATTTGAAATATTCCAATCAATGGTAGTAACTCCTTTCCAACAAATGATAATTGATGCAATTGAAGATATCTTCTATTACAATGGTGTAACTGAAGCTCAATTGTACTTTGATCCATTGTTACCTTTAGGTTTCTTAACTGAAATGCAATACCAAGTAGGTGATAACGCAGTAAATAGAAACATTACTGAATCACAAGAAGGTGAACAACAAGAAGGTTCAGCAAGACAAATTAGTGGTTTACCTGATTTAGATGATAATGATGATAATCCAATTGGTGACACTACTGACGATAGAGTGATTGATGGTTATACATCACCAAGTCAATATGGTAATAAGCCATTTGCAATGACTGCTTTAAATAAATTAGAATTCGAAGTAATAAAATAAATAAGAAATGTTAAACATTTTATTCATAAAAAGAGATGATATTACCAAACGTACGCCTTATGGTGGTAATATTGATCCAGACAAATTAGTACCGTTTATTAAAACGTCTCAAGACAAATACATTTTACCTGTTTTAGGTACTGTATTGTTTAATAAATTACAAACTATTATTGCTGATGGTACTGTAGGTAATGTTGCTAATGCCTCATATAAACTATTATTAGACAACTATATAACTGATTGTCTAGTTTACTATGCTGTTGTTGAGTCATTACCTTTCCTTTCCTATAACATTTCTAATACGGGTGTACAACGTCACTTGAGTGAGCAGTCAGTATTACCTACTAAAAATGAAGTTGATTATTTAGTTGAAAAAGCACTTCAATCAGCTCAATTTTATCAAGAAAGATTATTAACATACTTACTATCAGAATCTCCACAATTATATCCTGAATATTATCAGTCAAATGGTAAAATAGATAACGTTTATCCTAACCAAGGTTGGTCATACACAGCAGGTATTCACGTATAATGAGTAAGAAAAAAGTATATAAACCGAAAAGCAAAAATGTTAGTTTGCTATCAGTGTATTTAGAATCAACTAAAAACACAAATAGAAACGTTTCTAAAAACGAAACCAACAAACCAACATCATCTAATAACAAGAAATCAAGATTCTATTAAAATGGCTAATTTAGTTCTTACAAACCAGAATACATCGATTTATCAAATGACTACTTTGCTATATGAATTAGCAGGTAGCCATCCCAATGTTGAATCTGTATTTTTTGGAGACATTTATGAATTTGATTCTGCTAAACAGTCTATTTTTCCTTACGTTCAATTTTATATTACAAATTCAACAGTAAACGAAAAAACTACTACTCATAATATCAGAATGATATTTGCTGATAGAAAAGTAATTATCGATAATTCTACAACAGGTGAAGTACAAAATTACTCACCTGGTTTTAATCGTGAAGATAACTTAATTGATATTTGGAATACTGGATTTGGAGTAGGTACAGACATTGTTTCTTACATTCGCAAGCGTAAAGAACTATATGATGTTAGTGCAGTCACAGGCACTCCATTTGATAGAAGAATGGATAATGGATTATGTGGATATGAATTTAACTTCACATTAACTCAGTTCAATAATACTAACGCTTGTATTGTAAGTGAATAATGCCTAAAGGAAACAACCCCATATCAAAACCAAACAAAGAGGATGTAGCAAGACAGAATGTTCAGCTGCAACTTGTACTTGAACAAACTGTTCGAGAGGCTAAAGCTCTATCTCCTGTAGATGAAATAGGACCTCACCCTGGTCAATTAAGAGATTCAATACAATTAGTTAGGGGAGATGATGGTAGTTTTGGAATTGTTGCTGAAGATTATTATCAATATATTGCTTCAGGTCACGGCACATATTCACCAAACCCATTTATTGAAGAAGCATTAGCTGCTAATCTTGACAAATTAGGCGAAGCTTGGGCAGATGCTTTAGTAGACAATATAATTAAGCAACTAGATCAGTTTCAATAACATAAAAGCCGAATTTTGGGTTATATACCAAAATGTTGAATGGCTTATACATTTACACAGACTCCGCCTTCATTATCATTAGCGGAATCTCCAATGGTATTTACTGTACTTGATACAACTAATGTATCTAAAGATCAGTATCAATACGTACTAAAATTAAAATATTGGACAGGTTCATTCGCACAAGAACCAGCTACATTTAATTATGTGCTGCAAAAATATCCTAATGCCTCAGGTAGAGGTATGTTTGATATATCCAAGATAATTGGATCTTTATTTGTTGGTGCTGAACAGGATTACCATCAAATGTATAATTATAAAGTGTATGGTAATTTTATTTACTACACTGCATCTATAGGTGGATATGTAACTGGTTCAGATGTAACTTCATCTATTAATCAAGCAATTGATGGATATCAGTTATTTAATAGTTCATCTTATATAGGTGAACCTGCAAATAGTGAAAGTGCATTGTGGCCTATTATGTCATCAGCACCTACAACTCAATCATCTTATATTTGTGATTTCTGTGGTGGCACAGGAAACTATGGTTTAATGTCAGTATTGAATTTCTACAATTCATCTAATACTGCTTCTTATACAGCAGTTGATTTTAATGGAGTATCTAGAAGTTATCAAGAAACGTGGGTATCAACTAACGTTACAGGTTCAACTACTGCATCAGTAACTCAAATAGCAAGTGGTATAAATGTATTAAATTTATTATCACCTGGCTTTATTACCAGTGATACAGCTTATTATACTGTTCAAATCAAAAATAACGGAGTATCTATT